GCGTATGTGTTTATGTTAGAGAAAGTTACGGTGCTAGTGTCAGAACCTAGATTCACGGTTTCAAGCAAATCATAAGCATTTGCGGCACCACCACCAGCTGCCTGGCTATTCAAAATACCTAAGAGAATAAAGCTCATATTTAGCTCACATTTCCGATAATTCGGTAGTTGTCAGTATCTACGCAGAAAATCGAAATAGCACCATAGCGAGAACCGACAGTCAGGGTTCCAGAAGTAATCGAAGTACCGCCACCAGCGAGCGTTGCACCGTTGGTTGTGATAGCTAGGGCAGTTCCGTCATTGAAAATCTGTACTTGCTGGCCGATTGGGAAGTCGGTTGCAGTAGAAACCGTGATAGTGGCGGCGTTAGTAAATCTTAGATAAGCACCAGCATCAGCAGTACCGAGTGTGTAGGTTGTAGCTGTTGAGGTCGTGATAGCAGTTGCGGCCGAGAGTGTTACAGCACCCGAAACTCCACCACCAGTCAATCCATAACCAGCTGTTACCGCAGTAATGTCACCTGGGCTAGATACATCTGCCCAAGCTGTGCCATAAACCTGAAGTGTGCCGGTGTCGGTTAGGTAGGAAACCATACCCGCCGATGGGGTGCCGATGGCCGATGATCGGGCAGCAGTTCCAGCAAAAACCATAACTGACTGCTGCATTAGGTAGCCGTTTACATTGGCTGCGGTTAGTACCTCACCAGCCGTGAATACTTTGTAGCCTAAACCTGCCATGATTTCCTTACCAGCTCAAACTGTATGCGTCTAGTTTACCGAACTCTGCATCATCCAATACCATGGACGCAAACTCAATGGACTGGAAGCCTAGGTTGACGAAGAAAGTCTCAGGGGTGATGGTCTGCTCTATCCGGATGACCTCTACATAGCGCAGGATAGGGTCTCCTATGCCGTTGGGGGTAAAGGTGACTTGGCAGATAGAACCGATTTCTAGCTCTGCTATCTTCTGTTGATCCGCCTCATCCAGCTTGTGCATAGCCACCTCTAGGGCATTGAAGCGGTATTCAGGCTGGGAATACTGCTGGGCATAGATTAGGGCCAGCTCTACGCTCTGGTCGTCTGAGCTAAGCAACAGGTTGTTGATAGTCAGGTTAGAGATACCGTACTCAGCAATAGAGTCGAAGTCCTGGGCTATAGCCGTGCCTCCGCCTTGGCGGGAGATGACGATTTCGTTGTATAGGTTCTCTGAACCATAGACGACCTCAAGGTTCTGGAATGGAATACCCGTGCCACCGAAGTACACCAGGCCTTCAGTTGTCGGAGACTTAGTGCGGTCTTGGAATACGACATCTCCGGTCTTACCGATGAATAGGTTGCCTGGCTCTGATGCGGCAACAGTCTGAAGATAGGCTAAGGCGTTTTGATTGGCCTCGATAGGGAAGTCGCTCAGAGTAGCAGCACCGGTGTCAATTGTACGCAATTCGCTTGACCAGTTGACGCTAGGGTCATTCAGAATCGTATTGATTCTTGCACCTGTTGTTTGAACAGTCGGGGTGGCAGAAGCAAGCGTACGGCTTGCCAGAAGGCCCGTCGCGTCATAGGCCAGCGCATCTGCAACTGAATCACCATTAGGGGCGTAGGTCAGGTTCCAGTCATCTACCCAGCCGCTGAACTGAATTTCGGTTCCAGCCGATATCTTGATCTCGCGCCTAGGAACAATGTTGCCCACAAATGGGCTATCGGCGTAAAGCGGGTCAAAGTAGCGGTTGTGGTTATTGAATGAGACAGTCGCGTTACCTGCTGGGAAGTTGCTGAACAGGCTAGAACGACCACGATTGATTACTACTGACTTCACATACTCGGTGACATCGTAGAAAATTGTTCCACCCAGACCCCAATCAGGGTTATCTAGCTGGCCTGCTACTGGGTCATCCAATACTAAGAATGGACCTACACCAGCAGCTAGGTCAAAACCGAGTTCTACCTTCGGGGCAATAGCTGTCATTACTGGATTCCGTATCCGACCAAGTTACCGTTCTGGTTGATAAACTGCTTCAAGCTCTCCACTGTAGCATTCTGGTTGGCTCTATTGCCAGGCTGGATGTAGAAAGCGTTGTTTACGATGTTCGGGGCCTGTGGCTTCACGGCAGCCACAATGTCAGCGGAACTCATCTTAGCCTGGATGCCTGAAATATCAATAGCCGCTCCGCCAGCAATTGCAGCTCTCAAATCCTCAAAAATTTCACGCTTAGCAATGGCACCCATAGCGCTTGTTGCGTTCTTTGTGGTATCAATAAATTTGTTGGCATTGGCAATCAAGGCATCTAGCGTGGCTAGAGCTGGGTTTGGCGGAGCAACGGGTTCTGGTCCTAGAGCAAGAATGTCGGAGGCAGCTTTATCTGTAGCAGCCTTTTCAGCAGCAGTTTGAGCTATGCCTACCTGAATATTGAACTTAGACTGGAATTCCTTGTTGAAGGCTTCTGCGAGAGTTCTAGCAGTGTTTTCTAGCTCTTGTTGCTTTGACCGAATTCCGGCTAGTAGGCCGTCCATCATGTTGATACCACTGCCGTATAGCGATGTGGCAACTTGCTCGCCTAGACCAGCACCCAGGGCGTCAATCTCGGCAAATAGAGTGTTTATTTCGGTGATTGTTTCTGCGCCACCGTCAACTAGGGCCTGAGCCGTCTCGCCACCAGCTACGACACCAGCCTGGACCAGCTCATTGAATAGCTGATCATTGAGGCCCATCTTCTGTAGCTCGCGTAGGTTAGAGGCAAAGTTGCGAGCCTTTGTAGCCATGTTGCGGAACTCGTCAACTAGAGCAGCAGACTTGTTCTGAATCTTGGCGATTGGTTCTTCAAATGACCTGGTGATTGTTACACCGAATTCGCGCAGAGCTGCACCTAGTTTGACTACGCCGGATGTTACGACAGTTACAGTGCGCTTTTCGGTTTCGTCCTTCAGACTGCCAAACAGCGAAGTCAGACTCATAGCGGCTGTAAAGGCACGCTTGTAGTTGTCAATTAGGTCTTTTGCTAGGTCATAACGCTTAGCGAACTCATCGCGCTGACGGCCAACCTGCTGTAGAGCTGTTAGCTCTGCCTGAGCATACTTACGAAGCTCGTTGTAGCCTTCTTCAAGTATGTCCTTATTACGGAAGGCGCTACGAAGTGATGACTCAACTGAAGCCAGCATCTGTACGATTTGCGCCTCAAAACGACCAACTTCTTGTTCAATTGTGGCAAGAACCTTGAAGCCTTCAAGCAGGTCGCTCATAGCGAGTTTAGCTGCGGCGGCTTTTTCCCTAATTCCTTCTAGCTCTGCTGCTAGGCGATCATTGATACGCTTGACATCTTCGTCGTATTTGGCTTTATCTGCCTCGTACTTAGCCTGAGCATCAGCCAATTCCTTGACACCAGCAGCCGTTTGATTGAACTGCTTTTGTAGGTCTTTGAGAGAGGTGGTGCCTTTTTCAATACGCTTGACAAGTTTCTCCCAGGCCTCGGAGCCTAGGATTGCATCAATCAGACCCTCAGAAGCGCCCTTTGTTCTTAGAAGCTCGCGGGCCGTCTGCTTTTTGACTTCTTCGGCCATGCTGTCAAAGAACTCTTTTACGGTGTCCTTAGCAGCCTTTTTGGTTGTGCCTGTCGTTGAACCAACCGAGAATAGCTCGTTGATTTTCTTGAGAAGCTCTGCCTGTTTTTGCTTAGTGTAAGCCTCGCTACCGAATTCAATAAAGCCAACTAGCGGAACAAAGACCTTTTGAACTTCCGTTGAGGCTAAGCGAGCATATTCGGCAATAAGACCGAAAATCTCTTTCCAGTTTGGTCTGGTTAGGACTTCCTCAATAAAGGCCGCGCTAAGGCCCAGGTCTTCCATCTCCTGCTTAGCACTACTTTGAGCAATTGCCTCATCAATTCTCTGGAATACTCCAGCCAGTCCGCCTAGTTTGCCTTCGGCGTCCGTAGCTCCCGTGGCAACGCCTCTTAGCTGGTCGTTGAATTCTCCAAAGAAGTCTTTGGCATCTCTGGCTTCGTAGCCAGCACGACGAGCAGCCGCCGAAGCTGCTTTTGCCCCGCCGTTATAGGCCTCAAACTCGCCTGCCGCAGCGCGAGCTGCGTCTGCCAGCTGATTGAAAGCATCTGTAAACAGATTGAAGATTTGAACAAGCGGATTGCCATTACCTAGGAACCACCCAAAGAATTCAAGATAGTAGCCAAATACCTCATTGGCCTCCATTGCATTGACCATGCGCTTGAAAATAAGCTCAAAGTTGGCCAGGATTGCGCTGCCTGCATCAAACAGCGAATTCATTGAATCAAGCGCTGCGTTTACGGTTGCCAGAATTGGCTCAAGTATTGCGAAGGCTGGGCCAAGTACGCCGGTTAGAAGATTGATTACCTGCTGAAGCGGCTCAATAACATTGAACAGCATTTCTGTTAGCTGGCCAAGGATAGGTGCTAGTACATCAATAAACTGACCAAGAGCCTCAAAGATTTGAGTAATGCCAGGACCAGATTCCTCAAAAATCTGAGCAAAGATATTGTTGATCTCAGCAAGCGGCTTTTGTAGAGGCTCACCAGCGGCTACTTGAAGATTCCCCAGTACGGCATTTAGTTTCTGTTGTGAGCCATAGAGAGTGTCTGTTGCCCTAGTAAAAGCACCAACTGAATCTCCTGCGCGCTCAAACAACATCTCCAGACGAGCCGTGGCTTGGGCGTTGGCTAGTTCGGCACCCTCAAGATCATTTAGACCCTGAGCAGCAAGACGAGCGTTTACTTCGTTCTGCTTCATAGCGACACCGAACTTTTCAATCGGGTCGTACTCACCACGGAACAGAGCGGTGATAGCTAGGAGGGCTTCTTGGACATCGTAACCATAGGTAGTTGCAAGGTCTTGAGCAAGAGTCACAAGTCTTTCAGTTTGACCTGCTGACTCATTGACACTGAATCCATACTGCTTTAGAACCGAACCTAGGAAGACCGAAGCTTGTGCGGCCTGAGACTGCGACAGACCGTAACTCTGTACCTCTTTAGTAAAAGAGACAAGACGGGGTTGTAATTCTTCAAAGACCTGATTTAGTGCAAGTAGGTTACGCTCAAAAAGGCTTGTAGCTTGTACTGCTTGAGTTGTAAATTCTCTAGCTGTAGATAAAGCTGAAAATGACGCAAACGAACCGGCAGCCAGACCAATCTGTCCGGCTAAGCTTGTGAAGTTACCAGTAAGACTTCTAAGTGCGCCAGAAGCCTGCTGTAATCCCGCAGAGCGGAATACAGACAGAATTGGGAGTATAAGACTCTGTAGTGCCATTAGTCAGCCAACTTCTTATTTGTTTCAGCAATTACTTGGTTGATTAGCGCAGCAGCATTTATCTTGTGCTTTGCCATGTACTTTTCCATAGTAGGCCATGCGTACCTAGAGGCTTTGTTCTGGCGACGGTTATGGGCCTGACGATCTAGAGCCTGTAGCCACTTAGTGCGAGCCTCTACGCGTTCAGGGGTAACGCGTCTCATGGCTGGGGTGGCTTGGACTACACCACGACCGAATAGGTTGGTCTTGTAGTCACGAACTTCACCTGATGTAAGCCTCTTACGATTGCTCTTACCTGCCATGTCAGCGACAATGAATGCTGGAGCCTTGACTAGCAAGCGAACAATAGAGATTGTTCCATCCTGAGCTGTTTTCAACTGTTGGAGAGCCTTGCCTTCGTTGCGGTTCTTGTAATTGACATCAATGCCGCGGCTGCTGTTAGCTACAACGAATCCACGCTCATAGCTCAATCTGGCATGGTTGTAGTTTGTCGCCATCTTGTCGTGTCTGCGACCTTTGCGGTTTGGCCTCCCCAACGGACCCGCAATGCCAACGCTACGATAAACACTTCTTAGAGCATCCCTAGCGGGCGTACCAACGCTTCTGGCGTCTCTTTTGAATCTCTTTAGGGCATCAGGACCGAATTCTTTTAGCTGGGCTTCTAGGGCCTTTAGATCAGCAAGGCTGACAGTTGCTTTGCTGTTGCTTGCATTTAGCTCTGTTAGTGCATTGAAATTGCCGATAGTAATACCAGCCTTAGCGCCTGTTCCAGCCCACCCTTTAGCTGCGCCTGCAAGATAGGAGCGCTGTAGAGAGCCAAAGAGAGATGCAAGTAACAAGAACAACCGCCTTACTTTCAAACAATTCTACCGCAATGAGAAAAACCGGCCCCGAAGGGCCGGCTCTCATTTGCTAATGTTCTTAGCTACTATCCAGCGATACATAGTCCACAGCATCCTGTCGTCAAGCTGTAACAGCTCGCGCGGAGAGATGTGTGTCTCTACTGCAAGTGCGGCGATAAACCAGTGGGCTGAATCATCGCCCAGACCCTTTATTTTGGGTCTGTTTCCGATTCACCAACGCTTTCTACTGTCTCTAGCCACTTGTCGTAGTCCAGAGCTGTAGCCTTGCGTCGGAACTCGCTGTGCCAGGCTAGGAACAACAAGTGTCCTAGGCGCTGACTGGTAGCGAGCGAACCGATTGATAGATTGAACTTATCCTCAAAGGCAACCAAGTCAGCTGCGCTGGCAGTGATTTCCTTTTTGGATCCGTCTGCGAAGTTAATACCTAGGTTGAGTCGCATTTTTTATCCTTTGTTATGCAGTTGCGTAAGTAACAGCACCAGTGGTTGGGAAGGATACCGAGAAGGTAGCCAAGTCTCCAACAGCACCAGAAACTGGGGTGAAGCTGTTAATTAGAACTGTAGCAGTGTACGCAGGTGTCGCCGAAGAAGCGGCAGTACCGTTTCCTGCAATCAGCGTTACAGTACCGATAGTTCCGACCAATGGCTGAAGCAGCTTAGAGACTGCGCCAGTTCCATAGTCAGAGTGGAAGTCTAGAGATACGGTGCCGGACTTTAGCCCGCCAATTACCTCTGTCCAACCAGCAGAGCCGAAGTCGGTTACATCAACCTCGGCGGCATTGATTACCAGCTCAGCGCGTGCGCAGTTGCCGGAGATGTCCGAACCGTTTAGGGTTACGGCGTTTGAAGTTACAACAAACTTCGCCATATTAGTTTTTCTCCTTATGCATAGACGGTGACTGTGAATTCAGCCGCCAGATAGGTTTGATCATTTATTATTATCGAACCAATCGAAGTACCGCGTTCAACGCGCAGGTCAAACACTTCCCCCGAAAGGGTCTTATCTGATTCTATCGCAAGTTTCACTGAATTTGCGGTGTCCATGTCTAGGTACCCATCCAGCTTTCTTTGCATCTGGCGTTCAGCCGCACGGCCGACAATTACGGTAACTACGAAGTTATAGGTTGTGAGGCCCCTGTTGAAAGCCCCGTCATACTCCACGCTCTCAAGGTTTACTATACCGATTGGCGGAGTTGGGTTATCTGGTATTTCAGCAGATGTTCTTAGGCCTGGCACGCCAGCTAGGTTTGTGGCAATGCCCTGACGAATCGTGGTTATTGAGGCCACTAAGCCATCCTCATCTTACGGAATGGAGCAAGTAGAGATTCAATGTCTGGGTCTGTACGGCTAACGCGGACTACTCCGATTTCACCAAATCCAGCAACACCAAGCGGTGAGTCATAACGCTTGAACTCGCGGATTGCTAGAAGATTACAGGCTTGTCTAACATCTGTAGGAATGGCGGTTCCCCAGCCAAAAAGTCCGACGACCTGAACAGTAGCCTCGCCCTGTGAGTCTGGGAAGTTGACTGTTGGAAAAAGATAGTTGCCAACAGCTCTAATCCTTGTATAGGGGCTGTAAACACCACCAGCAATGCCGTTTAGTGGCTCTAGCTGATAATCAGTGGCGGTCCAAGTGGTGTCGAAGCTGCCATCGGCGTCTGTGGAGGTCTTGATGGTTGTTAGCGTGATTAGATCGTCAATCTCGCAGATATAAGAGTCATTTGGCGTGTAAACACGGGTAGCTGAACCAGAGGTAAAGGTTCTTTCGCAATAGCGCTCAATATGCCTAGAAGCCGACTCTATACAGCGCTCAATTAGAGTGTCTTCAACATTGTCTGTAATGCGAAGAATGTTTTTGACCTCTTGGAGGGTGGTGTAGCCGTCAGTAATCGCCATAGCTCTATTCTACTTTCAAGCGCCCTTTTATGTTAGTGGTGCTTATGCCAGGGGTATAGGGAATGTAACACAATGCTATCCCTCTTTCGTCAAGCCAATTCTGGTCAAAGCCCATCTGGGTATAGTAATCTTTTCGCGCCCAGTCTGACCCTATAACAATGAAGTCGGGGGCCACGAAATCAATAGAAATCCGAGAGTCAGCACCGCCAACATTAGGTACCACACGCGAGACATACTTCAAGCCTAGTAGGACGGCTTCGCGTTCTGCGTAAGTCATTATCGGAGCTTTGCCTTTATAGGCAGCTATAAACTCGTCGGTATTTAGAGCTACGGTGACTTCACCGATTTCTGAGCAGCGTCTAAGGAAGTTGACATGGCCTGAGTGTAGGAGGTCAAATGTGCCTCCGGTATAAACCTTTAGTCCCATGCGTTTTCTCTCCTGATTCTCAGCTTCCAGCCGATTTCTTTTGTATTGGTGCTGGCTACCTTAGATTGACGCAGCAAGCTATTTTTGGCAAAGGTTACTTGATTCTGTTGGTGATAGCCGCTGTGAAGCGTAGATGAGTTGTTGTGATGTACCGTTGCTGGAATGTGGTGGAAGCCAACTCCTAGTAGGTCCATGCGCCATTCGTAGTCATCGTCGTCAAAGTAGATAGGGTGAAACGCCTCGTCCCACAGGCCGGCCTCTCCAACGGAACCTTCTGTCGGCACTACGCACGACCACTTAGGATTTACATTCACAAAGTTGAACTTTGTTGTATCTACCTGTTCAGCGATGATCTTGAGCGCACCTGGCTCAAACCAGCAATCGTCGTTTGGGATTACCCAGTATGGAGCGAACGGTGTGGACTTGATAATTAGATTCCACGCACCATTGGCTCCTAGACCATGAGGCAACCGAATTACCCAGGTATCCTGAACAAACTCATTAGGCTCTGGTATCCAGCTCTTTTTACCTGAATTGTCAACTATGACAAGTTTTTCAACAGGGTAGTCAATTGAATCAAGTAGGCGTTGCGCTAAATCAAACTTAGTTAGCGTTGCAAAGCCTAGAACTGGTATCACGCAAACACCGTCTGGAAGAACGGCACCCACTTCTCTTGCCAAATCTTATCTACATCGAATTGCTTAGCAAAGTCAAGGGCTACTTGACTTGTGCCTCTTTCGGCGTGATAAGCCTCCTCTAAGGCGCGTGAAATAGCATTGATTGACGGAATTGAGAAGAAACAAGCCTGAGCTTCGTCCCAGAATGGCTGTCCATCAATCTTCCAGCTGTCTGGTGATGCTAGGTCCTTGGATGCAGCAAAGTTGCTTGTGATTACGCGGGTTCCGCACGCCTGAGCCTCTACAGTCGGGATACCGAATCCTTCGCCATAGCTTGTGCTTAGTAGAACATCCATTGCACTATAGAAACCGGCCATGTGCGTCTCTGGATAACCGCCACGCAAAGCAATTGGGTCTGGAAGCAATACTGCGCTCTTATCTAGGCCAACACTCTTTAGCAAAATTGCTAAATCAAAGCCACCATAAACTCTAGAAGGCTCGCTGTGGATATATAGCTGACTCTTTGGGTATTTTTTGTGAAATGTTGCGAAAGCAAGCAGGTTTTCAGCAAAAGCCTTGCGGTGGATTACTCCATTGGCCTTATTAGCGGCAACAATGCCAACCAAAAAGGTATCATCAGGAACTCCCATGAATTCTCGCGCTGAAACGCCTTCAATCTTGTCTGTTGGCTTGTAAATCTTTGTATCTACGCCGTGCGGAATGTAAGTGGACTGAATTCCAAGTGATGCAAGCTGTTCTTGACCATGTGGGGCCATCGTTACTGGCATTACATTGTCTTTTTCCAAGAATCTGATGACATTTGGTGGTGGAGTAATGTGATCTAGTGGCGCCCAGGCAATGATTTGGTCGTCAAACTTCATATTGTTGTAAACCCAGACATCGTAGAGCAGCATTAGCGCTGTTTTGAGGTTCGGGTTTTTACTTTTGAAGTCCTCATACCAAATTGGTATCACATCATCTGAGTAATTGCTTAGTCCGCGTGGGTAGTGAGGCACTTTTTGGCCAGCAATGTCTAGGGTGGAGGCTTTACCCTCTAGTCCATAGTTAGAAAACGCTGCAAACTTCATTCCAGACTGAATTATGCGCTCAGCCAGCAGCATTCCTTGGTTTCCGTACCCAGTGGGCATTCCTGGGGTGTTTGAAGATAGTGCTACTGCGCCCTGAATTCTGGGTTGACTCATGTAATCACCCTAGCAAAAAGAAACC